TCGAAACCCTGCACCATGGCGGCATCCGCGCTACGGCGAGACTGGCTAAGGCCAGGGGTAGGTTCACCCTGCAGGTACAGTTCCGCTAGCGTCTTGTTGCGTGACCACTGCACCCGTGGTGAAAATGCGGACATAACTCCGCACGCTTGCTCCAGGGTAACGTCGTAGTTACTGGCCAAGAACCTGCAGTAAGCCTCCGCATCCTCGTACCAGTGCACCGCCTGCACCTTGTCGTAAGTAGTGTGCCCACGGATGACGCGAGCGAATGCACGCTCGTACCGTCGCACGTTACGTTCTGTTAGTGCCATCGTTCTATCCTTTCGTCCCTAGCACGTACCCAAGCGGGTAGCCTGCATCATCCAACATCCTAGCCAACTTGCGGAGAATCTTGGTCTCGTCTTCGGGGCTGATCCAATATTCGATTGTGCTGCCATCGTTGCGCGTCACCATTACCAACATCGCACTATCCTTTCTAGTCATCCTAGGAAACTTGTACCGTCCATCTCCTCGAAACTTACAAAATACACGTTACCATCGCGCCATGGCTTTTCCACCATGAAGCGAACATCAGACACTAGACCATACTTACTGGCCATCACACGGGCGGAATGCTCGTGATTATCGCCAGGATCTAATTCGTGATCCCACGGGAACACTTGCGAACGTGTCCCGATCATCACGCGAATGCGCGACCCTTCCGTATCTGTAGGCGGTAGGTATTGGGTCGAAACTAGAATCTCACTCATTGTCTCTATCCTTCCCCGTGAACAGTTCTGTCCACTGCCCGACAGTGGGCAACCTGTCGAAGCGTTGCCACACTGCCAGACACTAGAAAGCCTGTCACTCTGTCCTAGATTCCTCGCCCCATCGCGCCACGCGCTAGAGGCTTCCACCTAACATCGAGTCCGTTCTCGATTCCCATACGGTCTAGTGTCGCGCTAGTCGTTCTTCGTCATCGCGCGAGATCCCCTAGACCCTTTCCGCAGGTACCCCGCCGGGGTATGAACGTGAGGGATGCCACCGGAGGCTAACCAAGCCTGCCGGTATCGGCGCTAGTTGTCTGTGATTGCATCGCTAGGTGTGAGCCGCTCCGGTAAGCCTTCGTCCTGTAGTCCCGTTTCCCGTCTCTGGCGCGTGGTTAGCGCGGTAATCGCCGAGATTCCGGTTAGCCATAACGGTGATCCCGTTTGCGGTCCTGTCCTAGTCCTGTCCTATTGTCAGACATCACACCCATTACAGGTTGCGACATCCCGCGTGAGCGGGGGCCGATGCCCTAGCGTCTTAGCGGATGAGGACTCGCGCGGGACCGTGATCCCCTTCGAGCCTTTCACCGGCTGACATGGAAAACAATACGGGAAAACGAGCCGGATTCAATACCAAAACGAAACTTATTTCTGTGACGTGCATCACACTGGAAGGGCACGGGACGACACCCCTTAGAGGGAATAGGCCACAGAAGCCCTGTGAGCCAATCTCAGACACTTTCACCCCTTCCCGGTATAACCGTCCAACCCTCCCGCGTTACACGATTCCCCCTAAGGTTGTTACATCCCCATGTAACGTTACATGCACACATTCGAGTCAATAGCAAAAACATCCCAACACTGTCACAACCTGAGGACAACACAACATCGAACACCCGTACTACCATGCACATATGCACACATCGCTAGTCTCTCCGGTTTTGTTCGGGGATCATACATATTCGTTTAGGTTAGGCTATCCTAACTAGTGTTTTCCTAGTGGGATGGTAGGGAAAGAGAGGGCTTAGACGGGTTAGGTAAGGCTACCCTAAGTGACGCAGCACACACACCTGACCCGGGGGCATTTATAAACCGCGCGTCTTATATATACGTAATGGGGTTGTAATTGTGTGTGATATTGTTGTGGTGGTGTCTGTGTTTGTCCGGTTTTGACCCTATTTTGTGTTACGGTTTGGTAACGTTTTTGTTTTTGGTGTCCGGTTTTGGGTGTTTGGACAGGGATATATATAGTGAGGGGATTTTTAATCCCCGACCCGTGTGGCTCCTCACCGGGAGCCGGAGCCTTTGAGCGGAGGCGGACGGGGAGGGGCCACTTCGCTTGGGGCTTCGTGGCCCTGCGGGGTCAGTCGGGACTCCCCTTATGGTACGTCCCTCCTTCCCCTCTACTTGACGATTACTGCCAAGGCTCACCGGACGCCGCCTTGGGGGTTGGAAGGGGTTCGTTGCCGTGGCTAAAGGTGGTCGTAAGGCTGGTAGTGATCTTGCCTCGGTGAAGCAGGAGTTCCTGCGTCAGATGCAGCAGGGTTTGAATATCACCCAGGCTCTTGAGGTGATTGGTCGTAACCGTTCCACTTATGAGAGGTGGCGGCGGGACGATAGTGATTTTTTGACTGCCGTGGAGCGGGTCAAGAATCTGCAGAAGATTGATGGGCCTAGGGAACGTGAGTGGATTTCTTTCCCTGACTTTAGTGAGAAGTACCTGGGCGCTACGGTGTTCCCTCACATGACTAATGTGGTGGACATGATTGAGGGCCGTGACCCGTCCTGGACGCACCCGTCGATGGTGTTTGAGCCGGGTGAGCGGGATCTGGTGATGGTGAACATGCCGCCGGAGCATGCTAAGACTACCAGCATCACCATCAATTATGTGGTATATCGCATCTGCATGGACCCGAATATTCGCGTGATCTTGGTCAGTAAGACGGCTGAGATGGCGAAGAAGATGCTGTACGCGATTAAGACTCGCCTCACGCACCCTAGGTATGAGAACATGATCACGGATTATGCGCCGATGGGTGGGTTCGATAAGAACAGCGAGGCGTGGAATCAGACGATGATCTATGTGTCTGATGACGCCCGTGATTCTGGCGAGAAAGACCCCACCGTGCAGGCGTTGGGTGGGCGGGGTCATATTTTTGGAGCCCGCGCTGATTTGATCGTGCTGGATGACACGGTGGATCTCACGAACGCCCACGAGTACGATAAGCAGATTGACTGGCTTCAGTCTGAGGTTATCTCCCGTGTGTCGGCTAGTGGTTCTATGCTGGTAGTAGGCACTCGCCTTGCGGCGAAGGACTTGTATTCTGAGTTGCGTGACCCGCACCGGTATCCTGATGAGGAGTCGCCGTGGTCGTACTTGTCGATGCCAGCGGTTTTGGAGTTTAAGGATGACCCCGCTGAGTGGGTGACGTTGTGGCCCAAGAGCAACCAGCCGGAACCTGGCTCCAAGGCAGGCACGCAAGAGGCGGACGAGAACGGCCTGTACCCGAAGTGGGATGGGTCGCGTTTGTCGCAGAAGCGCAGGCGCGTGTCGCCTCGTGCGTGGGCGATGGTGTACCAGCAGCAGCAAGTCGCTGATGACGCGATCTTCTCCGCCGAAGCGATCAAGACTTCTATTAATGGTAACCGCATGGCAGGGCCGATACCGAAGGGTATGGTGAACTGCCGCCCTCAAGGCATGGACGGGTTGATCATTGTCGCCGGTCTTGACCCCGCCACTTCAGGGCACACCGCCGCCGTGGTGATAGGTCTTGATATCAGCACGCAGAAACGTTACGTGCTAGACGTGTTCAACAAGCCAGGTATCACACCTGAGGCTATGCGCGGCATGATTAAGGAATGGACAGAGAAGTACAAGGTCAGTGAGTGGCGTATCGAACGCAACGGCTTCCAGGGTTTCTTGGTGCATGACCGCGAGTTGAACGAGTTCTGCTCCAGCCGGGGTTCGGTGATTAAGCCGCACTTCACTGGGCAGAATAAGCATGACGCTGATTTCGGTGTCGCCTCCATGACAGTGTTGTGGAATGGTTGGGAAGACAAGCACCAGTTGATTGAGTTGCCTTCCACGCACGGGCAGGAGTCATGCAAGCAGATGGTGGAGCAGTTAGTGACATGGCATCCTGACGCTCCGAAGAATCAAAAGACAGACATTGTGATGGCGTTGTGGTTCGCTGAACTAGCGTGTAGGGATCGCGTCACACTCGCATCTAACTACACGCGCTCCCACGTTCGTAATAATTTCTTGACACCGTGGGATAGACAACAACAAACCACTGTGAGCCTCCTAGAAGCAGAAGCATCAGGGGCGTGGCAGCCCATTGGGGCGTAGGAGGATCGTTTGAGTATTCCTTTCGCAGAGGCGAACTTCATCGATGAGCCGGGTAACAACTCGTCGTTGAGGCAGATTAAGTCACGGTACGACCGCATGAAGTCGCGGTGGGCTGACCGTGACCAGCGCATGCAGAACGTTCTCGCTGTCCGTCAGGGCCGCATGCGGGACGTTTACCCTGACTTGTTCCCTGAGGGTCCGTTCGACCGGGGCATTGTCGCGAACATGGTGGATGTTGCTGCCCGTGACCTCGCTGAGGTTATGGCACCGCTACCAGCGTTCAACTGCGCGAGCGCGAAGATGATTTCGGACACGGCACGCGAGTTCGCTGAAAAGCGCACCCGCATCGTGAACGGCTATCTTGACTTCAGCGATGTTCAGCGGCAAATGTACACGGCCACTGACCGTTACTTCACGTATGGTTTCGTGCCAGCGATGGTGGAAATTGATGCCGCGAACATGATGCCCCGCATTACGTTCATGGATTCCATCGGCGCGTACCCCGTGTTCAACCGTTGGGGCCAGATCGAGGCAGGGTTCTTCTCATTCTACAAGACCCGCGACGAACTAATGTCAATGTACCCGCAGGCGGCAGCGTCCATTAAGGAGTCGTCAACTGGTAACGAACTGGTAGAGGTTGTCCGCTACCATGACGCTAAAGTTGACATGCTGTTCCTGCCGGCACGTAACGCTATGGTTCTGGAATCAACAAAGAACCCTGTCGGTGAGTGCCTGATTGAGTGGACGCAGCGTCCTGGTGTTGACGAGGATTCGCACGGCCAGTTCGATGATGTTCTTGCGGTGCAGGTTGCTAAGGCCCGTTTCGCGTTGTTGAGTTTGGAGGCGGCGCAGAAGGCAGTGCAGGCTCCTATTGTTTTGCCGCCTGACGCGCAAGAACTTGCGCTCGGGCCGGATAGTGTGATCCGCACAGCCAACGGCGAGCGGGTTCGGCGTGTACCGATTGAGGTTCCGTCGTCCGCGTTCGCGCAGCAGGGCATTTTGGATCAAGAATTGCGTCAAGGTTCACGTTACCCCGACGCTCGCACTGGCGAGGTTCAGGGTTCTATTGTGACCGGGCGAGGCGTGCAAGCCCTCATGTCAGGGTTTGATACGCAAATCCGAACTGGTCAGGCGATGTTCGCCAAGACTTTCCAGAACCTTGTACGCAAAGCCTTCATGGTTGACGAGATGCTGTTCGGGTCGGAGAATAAGACGATCCGTGGTAACAGTGACGGAACACCATACGAGATTAAGTACCGCCCTGAGAAGGACATTAAGGGCGACTACACTGTTGATGTCCAGTATGGTCTTATGGCTGGGCTGGATCCGAACCGGGCACTTGTGTTCGGTTTGCAGGCTCGCGGTGATCGTTTGATCAGCCGTGATTTCCTTAGGCGGCAGATGCCGTTTGCTTTGAATGCTTCCGAGGAGGAGCAGCGCGTCGATATCGAAGAGATGCGGGACGCGCTGAAGCAGGCTGTCGCGGGGTACGCTCAAGCGATTCCCGTTTTGGCTCAGGCTGGGCAAAACCCTGGCGATGTGCTTGCGCGACTTTCAGAAATTATCCTTGGAAGACAAAAGGGCCGACCCATAGAAGAGGTGGTGTCGGAGGCGTTTGCGCCTGAGGAGATGCCCACACCACCGGGGGTTGAGCAAGCAGGTGAGGAAGCCGCAGGGATGGTCGGTGCCCCTGGCGAGGCTCCCCCTGGTGGTGGCGGGAACGGCCTAGAGGGAATCAGTGAGGCTACTGGTCTTCTCCGTGGTGTCGCACCGGGTCAGGCTGGCATGGGCGCTGGTGGGCGTCCTGACTTGCAGATGCTCATGGCGAGCCTTGGCGCTGGTGGCGAACCGAACCTGTCGGCTGGCGTTAGCCGTCGTCTACCTATCTAGGAGTATGTATGTGTGTTAGTTGTGGTTGCTGGATGGACACGGAGCAGAAGATGGGTGGCGACGGGAATCATCCCGAGAACGCTAGCCAAATGCCCAACGTGAAGATTGAGAAGGCACCTGAGAATGGCCGCCGCCCGTAAACAGTTTTGGGATAAGCCGAATCCTAAGAAAAAGTCAAAACCGTTGACTGCAACGCAGAAGGCGGCTGCTAAGACGCGGGCGAAAAAGGCGGGGCGTCCGTACCCAAATCTTGTTGACAATGCCGCCGTCAAACGAAGGAAGAAGTAACATGGCTGAGCCAAAGAAGTCAAAGAAGCAGGCAGCCGCTGCTAAGCGCGGCTATGCA